AAATATGAACGTAACTTTTTAATTAGTTTCGCAAGTATTTGAACGACAACTTTTTATTTTTATTTATCTTTACTAAGAATTAATCTGCTAAAATATTAATGTTTAGCAAAGATAAATATCCTTTTAAAGGAGTCAACCTATGAATCATGAACAACTCATAAAAGAAATCTCCCAAGCAAATATGGCTTATGCATCTGGCATACCATTTATGACCGACAGCGAATATGATCTGTTATGGCAACAACTTTATACAATCGACCCTCATAATAATATCCTCTACCATACTGCACAAGGTCGGGCTGCACTGACGGGCAAAACCTGGCACAAGCATCCGATCTATGGAACAAACAAAGCATTCAACATGCTTGACCTTAAGCCATTCTTAACAAGGTTTGGCAGTTACAAACTTAGAATTGAGCCAAAATACGATGGCTGTGCAGCAGTTGTAACCCTTACAGATACTGGAATTAACATTACTCTTGAAGGTGATGGTAGATGTGGACGAGACATAACTCACTTAATGCCATACATTACGTTTCCTTTCCAGCTGAGACACTTTCAACCAGTTGAGATACTCATCCCACTGAGTGAGTGGAATCCAGATTATGGAGCAAATCCTCGTAATGTAGTCGCCGGCTGGTTAGAGCGAAAGTATGACAAACCTTCTGCCCTAATGACAGCAATTCCCCATAATCATGGCAACCTATTCGAAGAATATACCTACTCCGGTAGCTTAGAAGCTATGGGAGAATTTCTACTTGAGACATACAATAAATGGTCAAAGATTTATCCGATGGATGGCTTGATGATCAAGGTGGCGGACGAAAAAGTTAGGTTGGTCGCTGGTAATAATGGACAGACCAATAATTGGTCGATAGCTTGGAAGCCTCCAATCCAAGTTAAAGAAACATCAGTTATTGAAAGAGAATGGAACATTAGTAGACTTGGTAGAGTCATACCAACAATTATTTATAATTCAATTGAACTTTGTGGAACAATAAATAATCGAGTTACTGGTAATAATGCTCAATGGATTAAAGATAGAAAAATAATGCCTGGATCTATTATTACTGTTGGTAAAGCAGGTGAAATAATTCCAAAGATATTAGCAGTTAAAAATAATCAGATATTTGAAGATAAAGATTTACTTCCAACTCACTGTCCAAAATGTAAAGAAGTTCTTCAATGGGAAGGAGTACATCTTGTCTGTAATGGTCCAAATTGCATAGCTAAACTGATCGTATCAATTGCTTACTTCTACTCTCAGAAGGGCATAAAAATCGACGGAGTAGGCGAAGGCATTATAGAAAAACTACTTCAGAATGAAAAATGTTATTCAGTTCTGTCAACCAAGCCCTGGGCTTTACTCGATCCACTTAGCTACGACCTTGTACCAGACATAATAAATACAATCGGAGTAACAATTTATAGTAATATCGCTGAACAAGTATTTTCAATGAATAATCAATGCACAATGGCACACTTTGTCGCAGGATTAGGATTGCCAGGACTTGCATACAAGTCTTCTTTGCGGCTTTGCCAATATTTAAGAACCGGCCAGATTAACATTCATATAACTGATAATGCCAAACGCAGCTTTGTTGAAGCAGCTACTATTTATACAGAATCCATTAAAGAGATGAAAAACTTCTCCTTCGCCCCATTACCTAGTGAAGCGAAAGCAATTTATTGCATAACCGGATCGTTAAGCCAGTCACGAGATACTATGATCGAAATTTTGAATGGTTATGGATATGAATTTTCATCTGGAGTAACGAGGGAAACAAACTATCTAGTCGTCGGTATTGAACCAGGCAGAACCAAGATAGAAAAGGCAACTCGTTACAACATCCCTCAGATAACTGAGGAACAACTTTTTAACCTCTTACGGTGAACAAAATGCTCAAAGAAGAATGTAAAGTAACTGCACGAATAGACAAAGACTTGTATGAACAAGTCCAGGAACACTTCCATCATGGACAGCAAACAAAACTGTTCAGGCAAATATTTCTTTCATTGAAAAGCATCATTAATGGTGGAAAACTGAATGAAGTCCTTGACTACATGTATAAGGGTAAGGCATTAACTTTGCCCGGCATAGAGAAATAACATTATGAGTGATATGGGCTGTCCATATAGAAAATGGCATTGGCATGATGGTGGTCCAGATCATGCATGTACTAAAGATGGTCTTCAGAACACAGCTTGTAAGGATAGTTATTCTGATTGGTATCAATGTGAAGAAGTTAAGACTACAAAGGATGATATGATGACCTTCAATGAATACCAAAGCCTGGCAAAATCAACTGACATTTATCCACCAGACAAAGCTCTTGATTGTCACATTCTAGGGCTTGCCAATGAAGCTGGAGAAGTAGCAGGTAAGCTCAAAAAGATTTATCGTGACAAAGATGGGCTTATTTTACTACTTGATAAGGCTGAAATATCTAAAGAGCTTGGAGATGTTTTGTGGTATGTAGCTTGTACAGCATATGATCTAGGAATACTACTTGAAGATATAGCTACCATAAACATTAACAAACTTTCTGATCGTAAAGAACGCAACAAGATTGGTGGTTCTGGAGATCATAGATAAGGAGATTTCTTTATGCCACTAATGGATCGTATTTACTGTCGATCATTTTTAGAAATGTCATATCCAGAGCAAGCCAGATTAATTGAGCGCGTTCGGACTATGCGAACATCTGCGCTGAATGCAGCACTTGTGAAGTCTCAAAAGATCACCAAGTCTGCCATGAAGAATATTTCTAAGAATTCTGGAACAAAGCGCGGAAAGAAGATGCTGGCTGATCCTACCAAGAATGCAACAGACTTGCTTGGTAAACTTTCAGCAGATCAAATAGAGTTAATCAAAAGGCAGTTTCAAAATTTAAACTAGGTGTTAATATGACAATAGAAGAAATAGAAGAATTACGAAAACATATTAAAATCTTGCAACAAACAATACTAGAAGTTCGTCATGCTCAGTATAATGTATCTGATTGGTATACAAGAGGGGATAGTGGATTATATCAACAAGTATCAATGTGGTTAGAAAAAGGCCAAGTATCAATTGATTACTGTAATGAGATATTGAAAGCTAAATAAAATTTAAACTAGGTTAAAGATATGCAATTATTTCAGATAGAAGAAAGAAATATCTCAGACATTATAATCAAAGATCGCGCTCGTACAGCAGTAGGTGACATCTCCAGCCTAGCCGATTCAATCTCTATGGTCGGCCAACTTCATGCGATTCTTATAGATTCAAATAATGTCTTAATCGATGGTCTTCATCGCATCGAAGCCTTTAAAAAGCTTGGCAAAGAAACAATTGAAGTTCGAGTCTTCGACGGTATTACTGAAGATGATCATTTCTTGATTGAACTTCTTAGTAATATGGACCGTAAGGAATTCTTGTGGCATGAGGAAATAGATCTCAAGTATAAGCTGCACAACTATTGGGTAGATGCCGCAGGCAAGGAAAACAAATCTTGGGGCTACAGAGAAACTGCCAAGAGGCTCAAATGCAGTCTCGGAGGTCTATCTACTGACCTTGCATTTGCAGAAGCTCTCAAAGTCTTCCCAATCCTCAAAGACCAGTCTACTAAAGGCCGAGCTAAGGAAGCATACAAAGCTCTTGGTGAACAAGCTAAGGCACTTCAGCGAATGGGAAGTTTCACCGATGCTGAAAAAGGGCGTTTAGTTGCATTACAGAACGGCACCATGACAGCTCCGATAAAAAATACTGTAACTCAAAATGTATTTGAGAAAACCAAGCAAGCTAAGGAAAGACTTACCGAATTCGATGAAGATGATCAGGAACTTGACGATGAACAAGAACCAATCAGATCTAACATTCAAGTAATTTATGTAGCTGAAAATTATAAAACTTTCCTCGACAAGATTCCTAGCAACTCTGTGGGGATGGTAGAACTTGATCCACCATACGCAATTGATTTTAACGATAACTATGGTAAAACTAATAAGATCGAATGTAAAGCCCAAGATTGGGATGAAAAAGAACTTTATGACTTCTACTTTAATTATCTTCCGCTTGTCTATGAGAAGATGCTTGACTGTAGTTGGGCTTTAGTCTGGACAGGCAAAGAACATTTTATACAGATCCACAACATTGCTAGAGAAATAGGTTTTGGAGTTCAATCTCCTGGTTCATGGAACAAAGTTGGTGGCAGTACCAATAAACCGAAAACAAATATGGTGAGCAATTGGGAAATGTTTTTACTCCTGCGTAAGGGAAATGCACAGTTTAATACTCCTAGCTTGTCATCTTCAATTAACATAAGTACAGTTAGCTCAAGTCAACGCATTCATCAGTGGGAAAAACCTATAGAGCTTTATGATCATTTCTTAAAAGCCTTAGGTAAGCCTGGCACCTTATTTATGAGCCTCTTCGTTGGTTCTGGTAATTGCTTGATTAGCGCAGCCAAAGAAAAAATGATACCCGTTGGATGTGATAAGAGCCAGAAATATATTCCAGAATTTTATCAGAGACTTGAAAATTATCTTGGGATAACTGCTGACGTGGAAGGACTTTAATCTAAAAATGTAGGCTAGGCTAGGTTATGATAAAATATAAAGTAGGCCAACTATCAGAACAGAAAGCTCCCATTACGCCTGGTTCCAACTGTTGCCTACACAAAAACATCGTGCCACTCGAAATAGGTTTTGCCTCCAAGAGCTGGCCGAACGGCTATAAGAATGAGCCAGACTATAACTTTGCTATCAACATCATCAGTGCAAATGTTATCCGGGTTCGTTCTTATCTTTGCTTAGACTGCAAACAGGAAATAAAGGCTCCGAATCCAGGAGCATTAACTAAGGATAGGATATGAAAAAATCAGAACTCAGAAATGTTCTTAATAAATTTGGATATCAATTCTTAGAGCAAATAAATAATAATATTTCAAAAATCTTATTTGAAATAAAACGAGATCCTCGAAAGAGAACTAATATGACTTTAGATACATTTATCAATACTTTAGATGATGAATTAGAATCTAGAGATATAAAAGATATAGAATAACTTACTTATTAAAGAGGGTAAAATGGAAAACACAAAGCTAGTTCAAATAACCTTTACCATTGCTAGTATTACTCAAGGTATTCAATATTGGTTAAACAATGTAGTATTAAGAGAAAACATAGTTGCTGATAAAATTATATTTGATACTCGTGATAACGTGTTTATTGTAACGCTTGATAATGGAATTCAAGTAGGTAAAAAATTATAAGGAACTAGCAATGATCATTCCAAGCATATCAACTACAGCAACTCCGCAGAAAGAAGATTCTTTCGATTGCCTCGCTGTAGAGTGCGCTCCAACTGACAACATTCTCACGGCTGAGATTGCAATGGTTGGTGAAGCTCCAGGCGAAATAGAAGTCCTGAAGAACGAGCCATTCGTTGGCCCGACAGGCTCTCAGCTTAATCGCATCTGTGCAGCAGTCAGACTTGCAAGATACAAAATATACTTAACCAATGCTTGCAAAGCTAAATTCCCTAAGAATAATACCGCTGTCTTATGGACAGATAAAGGTTACCGTCATCCAGACTGGAGCAAGTTGCAGGCAGCCTTAATTGATGAGCTTGCTCAATTTCCTGGCAAAGTCATACTGTTGCTCGGTGCAACTCCAATGAGACTTCTCCTGGATGAACCTAAGTTTGATTCAATCACAAAATATCGTGGTTCTTTCTACCATGCTGAAGACTTCCCACATTTGAAAGACAAACTGGCTGGCAAGATAATTGGTTTGTCTTATCATCCATCTTTCACCCTTCCATACGGGCAGCCTATCCATTTCTATACAATGATCGCAGACTTTACAAAAGCCTTGCGGATTATTGAAGCCCCAGAATTGCTTGTTGACAATGTGGAAATAAAAATCAAGCCTAGCTTTGAAGAAATCATGCAGTTCTATGCATTGATTAAGACAAAGGAATATGTAGCTTTCGACATTGAAGCTACGCCAGAATTTATTACCTGCTATTCTTTGGCTGTCTATCACGATAATAAAATTCTGTCCATGTCTGTTCCTCTAATGAACAATCAGGGCAACTATTGGGCAACAGCAGAAGAGATAAAAATATGGATTGGATTAGCAGAAATACTTAACGATGAAGCAATAGGTAAGATTTGTCAAAATGGAATGTTTGATATCATGTTTACTTTCCGCACCATGATGATTAAAACAGATAACTTTTATTTTGACACCATGCTTGCACAGCACATATGTTATACAGAACTCCCAAAAGGGCTTGATTATTTAACTTCAACATACACTTACTATCCATACTATAAGGACGAAGGAAAGCAATCACACCTTAAGGCTATCAAGAACTGGCCACAATACTGGACTTATAATGCCAAAGACTCAGCATACTTATTGCCAATAACTGAGAAGCTCCTTGAAGAATTAAGTGAATTCGATTCTATGGATGCTATGGATTATACAATGAATCTTCATAAGCCACTTATGGAAATGGAATTCAACGGCATCCTGACTGATCAGAAAGGTATTAGTAAAAGAAAAAAAGCACTTGAAAGAATACTTAGACTTCTTCAATATAAATTAAATAAATTAACTGGTAAAGAACTTAACCAAGGTTCATCAAAGCAAATGATAGCTTATTTCTACGGCCTTTGCATGATCAAGCCATATGTTAATCGCAAAACTGGAGCTATCTCTTGTGATGCTGTAGCCATGCATAGGATAGCAAAGAAAGGAATTAAGGGGTCTGAAGAAGCTAGAATCATTATTAAAATGCGAGGCTATCAAAAACTTTTATCTACTTATTTTAATGTCACTGTAGATGAAGATGATAAAATTAGATGTAATCATAAAATAACTGGTACAGTTTCAGGACGTATTGCTACTGAAAAAACTTACCAAGGTACAGGAACAAATCTGCAAAACCAACCTTATATGTTTAAGTATTATCTGATTGCTGATCCTGACTGGATTATGTGTGAGTGTGATCTTGCTAAGGCTGAAGCTCATGTCGTTGCATACCTTACTCAAGATGCCAACATGATTCAGTCATTCGAATCTGGCATTGATGTTCACAGTTTTAATGCTAGCAAGATTTTTGGTGTGCCAATTGAAGAAGTAATTTATGAAGCAAAGAATAAAAAGGCTGATCAAAAATCTACCATGCGTTACATGGGCAAAAAGGTTGTTCATGCATCTAACTATAGCATGGGACCTCAAACATTCTCAGACAATCTTGCAAAAGAAGAAGTTTTTATGTCTCAGTCAGAGTGTAAACGCCTTCTCGATAATTACTCTGACCGCTTTCCTGGCCTCAAACGCTGGCACAGATCAATTGAAGAGGAAGTACAAAAGAATCGAGTTCTCTACAACTTATTTGGCCGGCCTCGCAGGTTCTTGGGTGAAATGAATGCAGCACTATTCAGAAATGCCTATAGCTACAAACCTCAATCAACCGTAGCAGAGTTGTTAAATCGTGGAATGATAAAAGTAGTTAATGACCCCAGGCTTGGCAAAGATGGCTTTGACATTCGTTGTATGACAACTGTCCATGACTCGTTTGTATTCAGGTTTCACAAAAGTCAGATTCCAAACTTACCTCAGATTCTTCTTATCATTAAAGATCACCTAACACATACCTTTACTTACAAGGGAAAGAGTTTTACTATTGGACTAGATGCCAAGATAGGAACCCAATGGGCCGGCAACACGGCTGAAATCAGTAAGTTTACTCAGGAAGAATGTGATAAAGCAATTGAGAAGATAGGATTCTAATTATGAATAAAGATAGAATTTATTATCAATTAAAATTAATGTCAGAGTTATGCAGAACAGTTGGTGGAAATTATATAATAATTCTTCCAACCATACGTAGAATTGATGGTGTTATATCATGCTATTCAGAAGAATTATTGTCTGATTTTACTTTTAATAAAAACCAAAGAGTTTATAGAAACGAAAAAGGAAGTATAAGATTAACTATTCCCCTTATGGAAAAATTAGGTGGATTAAAAGTTACGGATTTTTGGATAGATGAAGAAGTAGATAATTATTTTGATATTAATTTATATTTGAAAAGTAGAAAGTTAGTCTCAAAATAAATACAATATTACTTTATAGAGATAATAAAATGGGAAAGCCCATTAAATTAGTATTTGCTATTCAAGGAACCTTTTCATGTCGAGGCAATTAGATAATTGGTTAGCCCACTATATGAAGTATACTCAGCGAACAGAGCCACCAGAACTATACCATCTTTGGAGCGGACTAACAGCCATTAGTTCTGCTTTGCGAAGAAAGTGCTATTGTAACTGGGGAGCACTTCGTGGTTATGTTTATCCTAACTTATTCGTATCTCTTGTCGGGCCGCCTGGGGGACGGAAAGGCACAGCCATGAAAATTGCAAAGAGCTTTGTACAGAAACTAGACGTTAATATCGGTGCAGATTCACTAGGCTCAACCCAGGCACTGTACAAAGAACTCATGGACAGCGAAGATACTTATGTTGATCATGCTGGGTTTACTCGCAAGCATAAGAGCGTCTCAATCTGGTCAGAAGAATTTCAAGTCTTCCTGAACGACAGAGATCAGATGCTTCTCGCATCCCTGACTGACCTATTTGATTGTGCAGATACTTGGAAGTATAAAACCCTAGCCAGGAAGACTGAAGATATATCCAATTGTTGGCTAACGCTTTTTGGCTGCATAACTCCTAGTCTTTTGCAATCTAAGCTGAGTCAAGATGCAGTCGGTGGGGGCCTGATATCTCGGATTATTTTCGTAGTTGGCCAAGGACCCAAGCAAAGAAGAGCCTTACAGTTCTTGACTGAGGAGGAGGAAGATACACAAAAAAGGTTAGAAAACGATCTGCAGGAAATTGCAAACCTATCCGGACAGTTCACCTTAAGTAAGGATTTTCTCAAAACTTATGTTCGTTGGTATGAGCAAGATTATGACGAATCTGGAGTGCCAAGCGAGCGCTTTCTTGGTTATAATCATAGACGACCACTTCATTTGAATAAGGTCTGTATGCTTGTTTGTGCTGCCGAGTCTGATGACATGATCATTACGGCTGAACATTTTGAGCAAGCCTTAGCAATAATGCAAGCAACAGAACTTGAGATGCCAAACGCGTTCTATGGTTTAGGCTTGTCCAGTCAGGCTAACATCTATGCCAAGATACTTTCATTCATTGATAGTCACGAATCTTTTGAGTGGACAGAACTGGTTAGGAACTTTCACCTAGATGTAGATAACATTCCTCAGTTACGTGGCTATGTTGAAATGGCTGAACAGTCTGGAATACTCAAAGCCGAGAATTCTGCTACAACTTGCATGTATACCACCATTCGTAAGAAACAAAAGATTCGTGATCCAACATATCTTGATAGAACAATATTTAGATTGATAGATAGAAATGTTATTAAAAATCAAATGGAGAAAAACTAAATGACAGATAATCAATTAGATATACTAGTAGATAAATTAGAAGAACTTAGGTGTTGTCTTATTGATATAGAAGAGGCTATAGAGAAAAAGAATAATTCAAAAACAGATTTTATAGTGATTAAAGATTTTAAAAAAGTATTTTTTGATAGATTAGAATTAAAAACTGGTTGTGGAAGAAATGAAATTAAAGCAATTGTTGAAGAAATTTTAAATTAATTGGAGAACTAAATGACACCAGCTACAAAAGTATTATTCTTTGACACAGAAACCTCAGATTTTATTAAAAAAGCTCTGCCTGCCAACGATTCTGAGCAAGCCTGGACAGTACAGATTGGTGCAATTCTTGCCAGCCAAGAAGAAGAATTTGATCAAATGAATGTTATCATCAAAAGTAATGGCCGATCAATGAATTATTATGCTCAAGAAGTGCATGGCATCACAATTGAGCGAGCCGACCAAGAGGGTATTGAGGAACTTGAAGCTGCTGAACAATTTGGTTTAATGCTCAGACAGGCAGACTTGATTGTCTGCCATAACTTTTCTTTTGATTGGAACTACGTTTACCAGATGATGGAACGCAATCTTGATGCCTTGTCAGACCTTGCGCGAAGTGCATTTTATCTTGATCTTCCAAATCATTGTACCATGAAAGATAAGGCTGTGGTAAAAATGTGTGGACTGAAAAACAAGGCTGGCAGGCCAAAATGGCCCAAGCTAACCGAGTTGCATGAACACTTATTTGGTGAAAGATTTGATGGTGCTCATGATGCATACGCAGATATCAGTGCAACTAAGAGGTGTTTTTTTGAATTGGTGAATAGAGGAATTGTTACTCCTAACCTGAATCAAATATAATTATTAATGGAGTTTAACTATGCAAATTGATCCTTGTCCATCGGAAGAAGATTACGAACCTATTCCTTCATTACGTGCAATTGAGTGGCATAAATTTGCTAATAACGTCTTTAACCATATTGAAACCTATACAGTTCCACAATATGGTGATAAAGGCTACGATCAATGCTCTGAGTTTAGCGAAGCTGACTTTATCACCCAGATGAAGAAGTATCTAAATCGTTATGGAAAGAACTCTCGTGAAGGCCAACAGAGGCTTGATTTGTTAAAGATTGCACACTATGCAGGGATGCTTTATACAAAACTAAGTGAGAAAGAACAAGAACTTGATAAGATAATTAAGCATGAAAATTAGTACAAATTTATGAAAAAACTAACTGAACTAGATCTACAAAATGCTCTTGATGAGTGCGAATTATTACAGTTCAAATCTCATGGAGACTGGCTGGCTGGAATGGTTAAGCGATTGAATACTACTCTTGGGACTATAACAGAGAAGAAAATTGTTAAAGGTTTTCCTGAGCATGTAAAACGAATGGTGATTAAAACTGGCAATTCTGTTGAACCAGAAGTTCCATGCAAAAGCTGAAGTGATTAACTACACCTGGAGGGTGTAACAATGCCAATGACGTTCAAATCTAAAGTGTTGCAAAAACTCCAAACTTATTTACTTTCTCGGGAAGCAGAACCAGTTAGAGATGCAGCCAATGTAATAATTCCTAATGGAGTTACAGCAGCAGCAACCATACAGGCAATTAAAGATTGTATTAAAATAGTGGAGGCTTGTAATAATGAGATTAATTATAACGATTGAATCAAATGATAAAGGCTTAAACTGTTCTGCAACGGTTGATGGAATGGATGCTTTTAATCATGTAGAAGCCAACACTTTTGCTGTAGGTGCTTTAGAAATAGCAAAAGCATCTTTACTTGCTCGTCGATGGGGTGTGGAGATTGGCATGCCTTTAGTTGATCCGCCTGAAGATGTACTGAAAGAAGAAATTGATCCCAGAGAAGATTTGCATAATGATTTGATAGCAGCATTAGCTCATGAGGATGGAGAATGAGAATATGAAAATAATCAAACCAAGCATTCAATTTTATGGGGCAGTCCCAACTGAATACAATGCCGCTCTTAAGTTCATCGAGATGGCAGGCAGAACATGCTATAAGTCAGAAGACAAGATAACTGAAGATAGTGCAGAAGGATTCGTTCGGAAGTTGATCAAGGCTGGTCATCTGGCTATGGTTGAGCACTCGAATTTTGTGGTGCGAACAACATTTGCAAGACTTCATTTAGACATAAAAAAGGTTATTGGTAAGTATCTTAACTCCAAAGAAGTTAATGGCAATTTATTTGTAGGTGGAAATCTCACTGCTTGGGAACAAACTTGGTCTTACTATGATAGTGTATTTAAACCTTTCACGAAAGTCTATGGAGACTTATTTGGTTTTGGAAAAGAGGCAATGAGAGAGTATCCAGATGATTGGACCATCTGCCTTCATGACAAAATTCCCAAAGAACTCCACCGCTACGCAGCAAAATTCATCTGTGATCGCGGGGTCAGTCATGAGTTGGTACGTCACAGACCATGCAGCTTTGCACAGGAATCAACCAGGTATGTGAATTATGCTGGCAAGGATATGGAGTTTATTGAACCGGATGGTTATGAGAGCTGGAGCATCCCTAACAAAAATAACTTTAAAGAGTCCTGTGAACAGACACAATTCCATTATAATACAATGATTCACGACGGACTCAAGCCCCAACAAGCCCGAGCCGTCCTGCCCAATGCCCTGAAGACCGAGATAGTAGTTACGGCAGATGCAGCAGAATGGTCGCATATCAGAAAACTGCGAACAGCTAAGTCAGCTCATCCCGATATGCAACGAGTAATGAATATGATGCCTTGGGAAGAGTTCTTATAAAACAAAAGCCAGAACCTAC